ACTTACTTGGAGCTTTATTATCTACGCTGGTCGAATATTCGTTATACTTTAATTCGTGTGACATGATTTATATTCTTTATGGACAATCGATATACTTGCCAGTACCGATCTTAGTAGATCCAACTTCTGCTAGTGTATTTGTATCTAGACATGCAAATGATGGGATCCACTTGGCACCAAGTCCACCGCCACCGATAATCAAAACTTCTGGGTAAGAATCAAATGTTGTTTCTCTGTCAAGAACACGAATACCGACTACTCTGCCGTCATCAATTTGTGCTTCTGCGACATCATTTCTACCATTGACCCAAACTGTTGGGGCACTGGTATACCCTAGACCAGGACGGATCATAGTAAATGAATCGATGATACAACGTAGACCTGCATTTGCTGGTCTATTCAGTTTGTATCCAAATCCTGGATTTGTTACTCGAATTTCTGTGACAAATCCTTTATCATCTAATAGTGCCTGTCCAGTAGCACCATACCCCAATCCACCAATTACAACGTATGGTGGAATAACGTATGGAGATCCTGGATTCTTAACAGGAATTTGAAGGATACCTCCATTGGCATCTGTGATGATTTCATCAGCAGATGGTAATGTTGGAATAGTTGTAATAGTAGATGGATCACCTGCTCCTACTCCAAGATTTGGAGGAGTTCCAGTTCCACCTGCCTCAACGATTAGAACATCTGCTGATATTCCTTTGCCAGCAACAGTAAAGGTAATCTTTTCAGTTCCTTCCACCGTTGAATCATCCTCAATACCAATAACAACAGTTGCCGATCCTTGAGAAATTACTGCAGTTCCCACCAATGTTCCGCCAACAATATCGTTGACATTGATATTAGTTCCAGAAATAACCCAGTTAACAGCAGTTCCATCTGGGACATTGAAAGTTGTGATTGTATAAGTAATGAAATCTCCCTCTGCAACCACCGTCTTATCAGCACTCAACTGGTAATATTCCGACCCAAGAGGACTCAATCCACCTTGACCTGCTCCTGGTGTTCCTGCTGCTGGTGGTGCAACTGGTGGGAAAATATTAGATAGTGTTTGTGCTGGATTCTGGATTACACTAGTGAAGTTTGGTGGACCGCTAGTTGAAGGAGTACCTGCTGTTGTAGTAGTTGGTGTCGGAACAACTGCTTCAACAATAGTTCCCTGTCCAACATTTTTTGTGAATACAACATTACATAGTTGTGCTACTGGGTCTGGAGTTAAGTTTGTCAAATAAACTTCAAATGTCTCTGGTTGCTCAGTAACAGTATCACTAATAGTAAACACTTGCAGTGTCTGTGATGTATCACCAATACCAAAAGTTAATGTTCCAGTGGCAGCAATGTAATCATCTCCAGCAATAGCACTAGAATCAACAGTTGTCCAACTCAAAGATGATGAGCGATTGATGGAACCACTCCTAGTAACAGTAAACGTTGCTGCATTTCCTTCAGTAACAATAACATCATCAATTTCATATACCAAGGAGTCTGTCTGAGATGTTCCAGAAGTAGTTGCACCAGTTGCTGGTGTCCCTCCAACAAATCCCACGGTAGTATTTGTCAGAGGAGTGCCAGTGTATGCATCAGGGCAACTGTAGATGGTGTTGTCTTCTCCAAGGTTTGGGAAAATGCCATCGATTCCTTCTTCGAGATCTTTAAACAATTCATCAAGGAAGTTCTCTTCATCTTCTTTTGGTTTATCATCATCTCCATCAGAACATGCTTTTCTCCACTTGGCACATGTTCTATCACCACCAGAACATGTAATTCCTAAGAGTTCTAATACAGTGCTAACAGCTTCACCAACGATGTTTAAAACGTCACCAACTGGACCTAAGATTTCACTGATGAATCCAAGAACATCACCGATAAGTTTATCTAATTCCGATTGAATTTGATTCAAAATTCCATTTACGAGAAGATCCACTTGACATGCTGCCATTCTGTAGATCTCTTCAATGTACCCCATGAGCAGATCGGTGAGGAACTCTGCTAACCTCTCACCAATATCTTCAATGGAACAACCAAGTTTCTTCAATGCATTATTGAAGTATTCTGTTGTTGCCGTAAGTGCGTTTCCATTTTCATCTTGGCGAAGAATTGCTTTGATCAAAGCATCAACTGCTTTCTTTAGACCATTAATGACAATACCTTTCACTTTTGCAAGCAACTTTCTAACTAATGCAATTGCCTTGCCAATATATTTTGTACCTATCTCAAGTACATCAGAAACTTCGCCAGTTGCTTTGTTAACTAGACTGGTTCCAAAAGATCCACCATTTCTTTGAATCTCTGCTAGCAGATCGCCAACAATAATATTCATTTGTTCGCCAAAGTCTGCTTCTTTTCCACATCCATCTGGAAGTGTAGCACAAATCTTTTCTGCTGCTAGGTCATCTAAAACTCTAAGAGCTGTAGATGCCTTTGGTGCCGCAGATTCACTACTCTGAGAAGTGCTCCCACCACTACCAGCGGGTGGGGTTGCATCTTTTCCTGGTTCTGATGATAATACCTCACCAGTTTCTGTCTTGGGTGTTAAAACTTTAGAAGGTCCGTCTGTGTACGGGTTGCTTTTAGGATTCATGTAAGTCGTGAAAGAATTACATTCATCTGGTTTATATTCATTTACTAATCCAGTTGAACCAATCAACTGTCCCAGTGCTCCCATGATGATTGGTTTTTGTTTATCTGGATCTAGATAAAAACCAATCACCCAACATCCAACGTACAAATGTGGTTGACCTTGTACTGGTCCACCAGCAGACATTGGTGCTGTTACAGGCATCAGTACCTGAGCCCAGGGCAAGTCATCTTTGCCGACGATCTCGCAGTTCTTTACATGCTCGCCAACAATTCTTACTTTATAACGAAACTGACCTTTTACGTCTGGATCATTTTTACTTTCATCTTCGACTTGCCCAATCCACCAGTTGAATCCATCAGATCCAATCTTGTGTTGGGGCATTAAACGGGATAATGCCTCATCCATAATTTTTAATCTTCGTAAACTCTACACTCAAGTGCATCTGGGTTCGAATCGCAAAATAGTTCTAGGGGTGTTGGATCGTGATGATCGTTCGGGTGATTCTCTTTGTAGGATTCCAGTTCTACCAACTCACCTTCAATGTGGCGACGTTGTTGAGGCGAGATAGTAGGATCCTCAAGGATCTGCTTATCTTTCTCGATATGTGATTCAATATTCTCCATGTTTAGTTACCTCCTTATACATTATTTATTTGTGATTGGAAGCGGTATCTGGGGACCCATATGCGTCCCTAAACAACCTCAAAGTCGTACTAAAAACACCATTAGTACCTGTAGAGGTATCAAACGTGTGCGTGACTTCATCGATCAAGTATACACCACTACTCTCCAAATCGAAAGGTTCGTTATTCAAATCAACACCTGGAACTTTATTCTTGAGTTTGATTTCAATTCTGTCACCAGCACAAATTTTACTATTTCCTGGAATAACCACTGTACACTGTTGGTTCTTTAGAGTGGAATATCTTGCAATACTTTGTGCCATAAAGTATTTCTGCCAATCTGGGAATGGGGCAGGTGAGGAAGAAGCATCCCTAGATTCTGGTGATGCTGGTGTAGCACTAGAGAACCATGTTTCGTGGTCTAATACCACCGACATGTAACGTGTTGGATAATCCGACAAATCAATCTCGGTAGATGGGATCAAATCTAATTCACCCGAACCCAAATGTTCCATCTTATTATATGAGTCTTTCAACTTGTAAGTGTATTCATCATATTGTCCAGTAGAAGGATTAAAAAATATCATCAAAGTAGAATATTTACCAATACGAAGATTCGTCATAATATCTGTTTCAGCAGTAAAATTAGCCTGCATAACAGTTAACTGATTGTCTGAAGTATCTTTATTTGCTTCATCTTCAACATAGGGACCCCAGGGTGGTCTATCATCATCTTTCAATTTACATAAAGAATCTACCGAGTAAAAATTATATCCCTTCGAACTTTCCCAGAAGAAATATCCAGCAGTTCCCTCAATCGTTTCGGTTGTCAAGTTTCCTGAAGATCCGCCAGACCCGCCTGATTTTTTTTGCTGAGGAATGCATTTAGATGCAATGTTATTGGCAATTTCGAATGGTCTTCTTCTATTTGGGAGAAGTTTGATTTCAAACTCACTCGGATCAGAAAATAATTTCTTATCGCTGTGTAAGTATCCCTTGATCAAATCTTTTTCAATAATCTTTTCTGGTTTTCCAGAGAGTGGGGTTGCAACTCTAGAAGCTTCGTTTACTAATGCTTCGGCAGAGACAAGACCAAGTGTATAATGCTGCTTTCTTTCTTTTACATATCTGTTTGCGATTTTCCACACACGCATCTCATAAGTCGTATCAGATTCATCATTTGCGTTTTTAATAACATCTGTAAGTGTAATGTAAATCTTTTCACCCCCAGCATATGCAATCAAATTAAATGATCCAGCAGAATCTGAAATAACTAAAGATCCAGCAATAAAAGGAGAAGTAATTTTTTCTGCATAAGTAAATGTTCCGACGAGATCAGTAATATTATAAGTTTTGCCGTTCCTGTCTTCGACGACAACCGACTTTAACTTAAATGATCTGGATTGCTGTAGTTCTTCTGCCATTTATTATAAACCTTTCAAAAAGAAATTAGTTGCTGCCTCTGTTGTTGACGGAGCAGGTTTATTAGTATTTAACGCAGGAACAGTTATTTGAGGTGCAGCACCCATTCCAGATTGAACAGAATATTCAAATCCTCTTGTCAATAAATCCAACTGCGCTTTGGTAATATTACCAGATTTCACAAGTCCTTGTAGTTCTGGAGACATATTGCCCAACTCAAACATAGAGACTCCCCTGCTAGGTGCGGCAAGTGGTGTTTCTCCTGGTTTAGATCTCCAATCACGAGGATATGCACCATGGCGTTGTGCAAAGTCTTTTTCAACAGCATTCAATTCTCTATGTGGCACAATAACACCAACTCCAGTTCCACCTTTTGCTGCATCAGAATCCATGTGAATCTCTAGGATTTCCCATCCCTTTGCTTCCATAGACTTATACCATTCTTTCTGTTTTTCCCAACCATCATCAGTATCTGCAAACTTGCTGTCAAGATCCATCATCTGAACATTGAGATTTGGATTCTTTTTCTTTATGTTCTCATATGCGTTTTTGGCAAGTAACTTCACCAGTTCTTTTTCACCAGGAGCACCACCACCAGAAGCATGACCAGGAATGATCAAATAACCAGTCTTTCCTTCGTCACTAAGGGCACCAAAATCTTTTGTTGCCATGCTCTTCTGTGCGCCAAGATCTGCTCTTGATGCTGGAGCTGCAGAGCGAGGAGCTGCTGTCTCTCCAGTGACCTTGACATCTCCACCACCTCTAATCAAATCATTAACAAAAGGCATTGGATCCATCAATCCAGAAACATATGCACTTGATGGATTATAACCAGTTCCCAAATCTAAGTGAAGGTGTGGACCTGTGCTAAGACCAGTATTCCCCAGTTTTCCAACCACGACTGCCGTTCCATCATCTTTCTTTCCAACTCTCTGACCTTTTGATACGCTAACACTATCAAAGTGTGCCATCTTAACAATTTCACCAGTATCAGTCTTAATTACGACAAAGTTTCCATAACCAGCATTGTTTCCATTTGGACCACCAGGGTCATTTTCATCTCCCATGATACCAACATCAATAACTTTTCCTGGTGGCAAGAATGAAATTGGGGTTCCTTGTGTAAATCCTCCGCCAGCAATATCAAGTCCAGTGTGTCCACCAGGGTTTTTGCCAGATCCAAGATCATCTCTAACACCAAATCCTCTGGAGATATTTGCTTGTGTTACTTTTGCTCCTCCAGTTGCGCTCATCTGTGGACCTCTGTAACTTCCACCACCAAACAAACTTCTCAATCCAGATGTAAGATCTGCTCCACGATCTCTAAACCAATTCAACGTTCCTCTAACTGGTGCTGGAATCAAACTGACAATTTTTTTGAAAATCCATTTGATACCATCAACAAATTCTTTGACTCCATTTTGTTTGTAAAAGTAATCAGCAAGTCCTTCTTGTGTAAATTTCTGAAGAGTTTTCTTATTCTTCATATCAAATTTAATATCAAATGCGTGCCAATTTCTCCAGAAATTCATGTCAAGAGGTTTTGCTCCGACTTCTCTTTTCAGTTTCTCATTTTCAAACTTAGTCAAAGTTGACTTAATGTTTTCTTCTCCAACGAAAATACCGCCAGTTTCAAATGACGGAGTATCTTTCATTTCTTGGTGTACATCTTTTGCTACCAATGCAGCATCAATGCCAGTAGAAATAGCAGTTCCAACGCCAGGGAAACTTCCAGCAACACCAGAAGCAACTTCACCAACAGCGCCAACCCAATCGCCTTTCATTGCTCTCTCAATACCAAAGGCAACACCAGCAACTGCACCAAGAATAGGAACTTTTTTGATTAGAGACTTACCAAGACCTTTTGCTGCACTTTTTGCAACTGCTTTCTTAAGAGTTTTATTTGCAATAATCCTACCAACTTTATTGAGTGGTCTACCCACACCTCTTGTTATCGTCTTTCCAAGAACACGCTTCGCTCTCATTCTAGCGAGTCTCATTGCTGCTCTTGGATTCCTCATCAAACTGCGACGAATCTGAGAAGAAGGACCAATAATATCTTTCAATCTGCTACCAGGAGCAGTTAGTGCATTCGCTCTTTCTCTTGCTTGCTTTAGTTTATTGGCAAATTTAGTTCCAAACGATCCGTCTTGCTGCTCAGATTGCAACTCTTCTGATTTGGATGCTGCATCTATTGCTGCTTGTTTTGCTTTATTTGACTCAGCATTAGCGATCTTCTTAATCTCTGATGTTTGACCGTTAATCGCCTTGTTTAACGAATTTATAATATTTGTCGTTTTTGCAAAGACACTTCCAAGAAGCATCTTTTGATTTTCTAATGCATAAACCGTTTGTGGACTCTTACTGCCGCCACCAATCATATCAGTAACGTTAGCAAGTTGCTTTTCCAATCTTTGGAAAGTTGACAACATACCAACTGTAAGTCTGGTATGCTTTACGCTGATTGGTTTATCTTTATCACCAGACCCAGAAAGTGGAGATGTTCCACCAGTCTTTGTTCCTCTAGATCTGGAAGAAGGACCATAAGATGATGAACCCGATTTTACAGATTTTTTAAGTTCTTCCTGATCTAGTCCATAATCAAATCCACCTCTGAATCTAGACTCTATGCTACCAAGAGGATCTCTTCCCATTGGTGGGTCTTTCTCAAAGTATCCTCTAGTTCTAGCAATACGATCTCCACCAAAAGTTGATCCTAATGCTCTTCTGAAGAAATATCCCTTTCCAATACCTGCTTCATCTAACGAAGTATCTTGTTTTTCAGCTTGTTCCTCAGCAAAAGCACGCTCTTCACGCGCCATTAGAGCAGCTTTCTTTGTGCGATTGCCAATACTTTTAGCGATATCGCCAAGTAGAGAGCCGCTAAAAGATCTAGTATCAGTATATCCTACTGTTCCTGCTGCCATATTTACTTACCTGGGGGTGCTGGTGTAAATGTATCCAATCCCAAAGATGCCCAATCTATCCCCGTAGAAATAGTTGTGCTGTTAGTAGGTGGAGTAGCGAGAGTTAATCCAGCAGCTGCAGAACCGTAAGGATTAGATGTAAGAAGTTTCAAGTTTTCATTAGTTTGTGCTATTGACCTTTTCAATTCTATAAATGATGGAGATACGGTACTCATCAATTTTTCTTCTGGAGTTAGTGGTTCTCCAGGAGGATTTACTGCTGGAACTTCTGGAGCAGCAGGTGGAGTTTCCTGTGTAAATGCTGCTAACTTGCTAAGATCTCCTGGTTTGTATCCAACTGGAGATGCCATAAAGGCATGTTTGTTTGATGTTGCGACAGCAGGTGCATTTCTAAATGGTTTATTACTACTTGATTCTGGATTGTAAAAACTATCAGCAGTCGCAACAATTGCAGCATCAGCTTCAGTCTTTCCAGATTGCACTAAGTTTTCTTTAATTTTATTTGGATCAAGTCCACCACCAGAAATAGCAGCATTTAGTGCCTGTGTACCTTGATCTGCAGATACTTTATCAAATCTTCCATCACGAACAGGTTGGAACTGATTGTCTGCCATTAGAATATCAGTCAGAGTAACCTGTTCTTTTGTCTTTCCATTAATACCCCATGCCTTGGGAGTTACCATACCACTCTTAATCTGACGATATCTGTTGAAAATAGCATTCATGACATGTGCGGCACCTTCTTGATCTGATCCAGCTTCTGCATAGATCATTCTACCAAGATCGGAAACTTCTTTTTCACTAAAATCTTTCAAACTGACTGGATCCATTGATCCGTGTGTTCTTCTGTAATCAGCATCAGAAGGATCCTCATTGCCATCACCAACGCCAAATAAACTTTTAATCCCCTCCCATAAATTTTGACCAAGAGATTTCCAACCTTTGTCAGAATTAAAGAATTTCTGCATACCTTCGGTTTGAACTCCACTGTAGAATTTCTTGTTTTTCTTCAATAATTC